TGATTTGTTTCTTCGTCCCACGCATAATATAATCTATCCGTCCAGTTTTCACCAGTACCATCGCCTGTCTGAAACTTCATACCGTCACTTCGAAAATATGCACGTGCCATTTTATCGTTACGTACAGCCTCAAATCCAAACTCTGGACCAATTCTTGTGCCGTTGTATAGTCGATCTTTTATAACAGTACTTAATTGAGTCCGATATAATGTTTCAGCTAAACCATTATTATATGTTGCAAATTGTAACGTCGTCTCGCTTTCATTATACGGGTTAACAGAAATACTTACTAATCGTAGAGCTTCAGAGATTCCAAGATCACTATTTATAAGTATAATATTATCGCCTAATTCATACTTGTCTCCTGGTAAATACATTGGTCGACATGTATAACTTACAAGAGGATTCCCATTTTGATCTCTTTTGCGCTTATCAACTATCTTTGAGATAAGATTTACGTTCTTACCAGTAATAGTTGGTATAGGATCAATAGAGCCTCTGTGACTAAGGATCGACACATCGAATTGAGAAAATACCACCTCGCCACTTATGAAAGCCACAAATTCCATCAACAATTGTCGTCGAGACTTTGGTTCTTGGGCTGAATAAACCGTGTATTCAGTACTTTCTACATAACCAAAAGTGAAAGGTGTGCCCTCTAAGATCTTAGTGAGTATATAACTTGGAGTGCCCATCTCAGTAAAGAATTCAACATTATATTGTGGGTCATTCAACCTATAACTTATATGTTCTGCTTGAATTTCAATTGTGTGGTCATTACTCTCGTTGACTTCTTTTTTTATATAGGCTATATCAAAATAATCATTGTTAACCTCTAATATGCTGTCTTCGGTTATAAGAAGGCTTAATTTTGAATTTAGATTAGCTTCTAATTCTAAAGTATTTATTCCGTTAATACTCTCTTCTCTTGCTGCGGAATCGACTAATTGAATAACTCCTTGCCTTTTTAAACTAGCGTCTAAAATAAATATCATAATATCACCTCCTATATCCACATCTCAATGTAATTAATATACACCTGCACATCTACATCATCTCCACCAACAGCTAATACATTAAATCCGGGCTCTATTTGTAAAAATTTATCGACATCCCCGGATAAGTCGCTGAATATGTTGTTTCCATCCATTGTTACTTCCATGGCGACATTGTCAATAATAACACTACTTCCTGTAGATACTTTAGAAATCTCGAGATATCGATTGTTCATGTCTAGCCATAATGAGGTCCATTCTCCGGAAATGGTTATTTTGAATCTGCTGCCAATAGGACTTGTATTATTTATCTCATACGTTCCATCGTAGTTAAAATCGAACATGCCTTCTTCTACAACTCCGAAGTTTAGATTTTTATAGTTACCATAGGCGAATGGTTGACAATCGAAAACTATATTAGCACTTCCTGACTCCCATAAACTCTCCAAATCAATCTCAGACGTTACCTTCGCTAAATAGTATTTATCATCTTCGTCGTGGAGTTGCAGTTCTCGCCAACCCTTAGCGCTCAACCAAGAGGCTATACTTCTAGCTCTAGTTCTTAGTTCATAATAATCTTCACCAATGTATGTTACTTTTATAGTAATAGTTCGCATTTCGTAAGCTGAGATATCTGAGTCAAAAACCCCAGATACCCCAACTACATCTTTTCTACTAATTTTTCTTTGTGGTAATAGTGGTCTCTTTACACTTTTACAGACAAGGCCAAAGGAGCTGCTTTCAACTCCGTCAAAACTAAAACTACCTATCATCATTGCGCAAACACTCCTTTAGCATTATTGTATTTGTTTATAAGATTATCTAATCCACGATTTACTTTTGTAATATCCGCATCACTTCGAACCTGATTTACTACGCTAATTGTTATAGGCGTACGATTGTTAGTGATAGTTGTCGCTTGCTGCTGCTCGGTGATGCCTTGAGCTCTAGCGGCCATACTAGCGTTTATAGACGCGCTAGCATTTAAAGGAACTGTTGTACCATTAAGCATTGTTTGTAATGCTTTACTTCCATTTTGAACATTTGTTAGGTCAAGAACGGGAGTAATAGTTGGATTTAATTCCATATCTCCTGAGATAAATTGGCCAACGGTGGTTAAGGCTTTACTCAAGGCACTTACTGCTTGAACTCCAACATCTGTACTCTGCGCAGAAACTTGTCCGCTATAAGCATTGAGACCGTTAATGAATCCTAGATCCGCATTCATTCCAAGTTTCTCAAACTCCTTAGATGGTGATTTGCAACCTAGAGCTTTGTTTGCTGCAAATAGAGCAGACTTAGCAATAGAAGCAGACGTCTTAATTAACTCTTCAGTTCGTAGTTTCATACCGGAAATGATCCCTAGTATCATATTACTTCCTGTAGTATCCCAACCAGCGCTCTCAAAAGCTACTTTTGTTTTATCCGTAATGATCTTAACTTCCTTGTCAATATTTACGCCCATAGCTTTTATTGTATCGACACTTTCTTTACTCATAGTATCGAAATTTGTAGATACTACCTTATTGAGATTCCTTAATTCGGTCTCCCATATTTCAGTAGTAATAGCTAATTCTTCAGCCGTAGAGTCGTTATATGCTTGTATTTGAGCTTCCATATCGGTTCGCATTCCAACAAGTTCTATTTCTGCTTGTGATCTTGCTTCTTCATGTTTGGATTTCCATAACTCCACATATATCCATAATTGACCGTCAGTCATGTTATTTAAAGCTTTTATTTCAGATATTGCTTTTGGCCCCATATCAGTTAATTCCGTAAGAAGCGCATCATCAATACCTTTACTTTTCAAAGATGCAATACTAGCTTTCCAGTCCTTAAGTTCACTAACCTGATCTCTCAGATTGTCGGTTAGGACTGAACCATTAGCATTCATCTTCTCCTCGACTTTGTCAAATAAACCATACGATGAATACAAAGCATCTGCTCTGCTGGTTACCGCATTTTCATACTCCGCTGTAACTGCTTCAACATCGGCGATCAATTGTTCGTTGATCTTTTTTGTATTCTCATAATACTCATTGTCGAGTTCTTCTTGTTTAGCAATTATATCTTTCTTTAGACGATAAACTTCTCTGTCGGCCTCTTTGCGCTTTTCTGTTCCTTTCGCATATCGTCCTTGGATTCTTTGCCATGCTTCTAATTCCTCAACCAAGGAAAGTTCGCCATAGTAAAGTCGTTCGTCTATCCAGTCTTTTGAGTGTTTGAATTTTGCATCGTCTATTTCATTACTAAGTCTGTATTGTTCCTTAGCAAGCTTAATACGATCCTCAGCTGTTAAACTAGGATTATTTCCTAATTTATTCCACTCGGCCAACTCTTGTTGAAGATTTAACTTATTATAATACTTCATTTCGTTTATCCACTCAGATGTCTTATCAAATAAACTTTTTCCAACATCGTCAGCGGCTTTTATAGCGGTGCTTTTTGACGAATTAATTCCGTCAGCTAATCCTGTACCAACAGCTTCTCCAGATTTATTACCAGCTGCTTCCATTTTGAGAGCATCTATGTTATCTAGAACATGGTTACCCATATCGGCAGATTCATCGGCTGGTAAGTATGAGAACTTCTTAACGCCGTTCGCCATACCTTTATCAACCATCTCGCCAATCCAAGCAAACATCTCTGATGGAGAATTAATGTCTAGAACTTCTTTCATAGCGGTTAATGCACCCTTACCGACATTCTTAACTCCGTCAGTAACGTCCTTCATACCACCAGTAATACCCTTTAGGAAGCCTTTAACGACGTTTGTGCCTGCTTCATTGAAGTCGTCGGCAAATCCTGCAATCGCATCGAGTGCACTCCATACAAGGTCTACAAATGCTTGTTTTACATCTGGTATAAAGTCTGTAAATAGGTATACTAAACCTTCCATAATTTTTGTTCCGACTTCTTCAAGATCAATGCCAAAGAAACTAAACGCGTCTACGATTAGATGGAATATTGATTCAAATAAGTGCATAAATGCTGCTATAAGATCAGGCCCTCTAAGTTCTAAAGTCGCTGCTAATCCTTCGATAAACTGAATCATTAAATTAACTGCCGAGTCTATGATAGCTGGCAATTTAGCTGCTATACCATCTATAAAAGCTAATATAACAGATATACCCGCAATTGTAACGGCCTCAGTTTTAGATGCTAGTCCGGTTAAGAAACCTAACATTATACTAATCGCCGCATCAATTAATGCACCTTGTTTCTCGTTAATTATCACGAGTAGTTTTAGCAGCATGTCGAGCATCTTATCTAATACTTGTGGTGTAGTAGTGCTTATAACGGTCGCCAACCCTAATATAAGAGCCTCAGCAACTTTCATAAACACTGGTATACCTTCTCCCATTATTCGTACAAATTCAATTATACCAGTCGCAAAAGACTGCATCGCTAATGGAATGAGGTCTATAATAGTTAGTATTACTGCGCTAATTGCGGCTATTCCAACTGTACCAATAGTAGCTAAAGATAGAAGGCCTGCTGCAAACGCAGCCGCTCCTATTCCGGCGGCCATCATACTTAAGGATAGACCGGCAATAAGGACTGTTGCGCCTAATAATACAGGGAGAACTGGTCCTAATGCGAAACCTACAATTATTAAACCGCCAAATAAAGCGGTTAATACAAGTAAACCTTGTTTAATAACTTCAACGTCCATTGTGCCTAAGGTCTGTAAGGTCCCTGATAACATTTGTAAAGCTTTCGCTAATACAATAAGGCCGACTGCTTTAAGTAATAAATCTGCGGGCATAACTCTCATACCAAGACCTATTACTACTAAGGCACTACCCATGCCAAATAAACCAGATATCAATGTTTTAAAAGGTATAGTTGCAAATTGTGTTATTACGTCATTAAATAATAATAGAGCCTTCGCTAATATGGCTACGCCAATACCAGTCGTTATCATACTATTATTTTTACTTGCGAGATAAGCAAAACCGCCTAAAGCCCCTAATAATATTCCAACTCCAAGCAAACCTTTTCCCATAACGGTTAAATCCATAACGCCAAATATAGCAACAGCTCCAGCTAATATAAGAATACCCTTAGCTAAAGCAGTCATTCCTAGACCTCCAGAAACGCCAAATTTATCGACCTTTCCAAATCTTAAGAATAACAACAGACCTCCTATTATAATACCAACACCTATGATACCTTTTGCTAATTCATCTAGGGGCGTTGTTCCAAGATCTTGTACTACATTTATGATCTTAGCCATCGCATAAGCAAATGCAATAAGTCCTATTGATGCTTTTATAATATTATCTTCGACCCTGGATATTAAAATAGCAGATACTGACATTGCAATCATAAGTGATCCAACAGCTCTTGTAGTCTCTCCTATTTTATCAACATCTAGGCTAGCTAAATTTGCCGCCGCTTTTGTCAATATAACCATTGATATACTTAGTGCTAATAGGGTTAATGTAATACTTCCTATATTACTCAACGAACCATCTTTCGAAATTTTAGTAAAAATACCTGCAGCGCCAAATAGTTCGAGAAATAGTAATCCCATTATCGTTAAGCCTGCTCCAAGTTTTTCCGCATTAAGCAGTGATAGAACTACTAATGATAAAGTTAGTAACCCAATAGCCGACGCAATTTTAATTAAGGTTCCAGCTTTTAATTGTTGTTGATAAGCATCTAAGCTTTCCTTTACACCATCCAAAACAGCGGTTATACTTTTTAGAAAGTCTGGTCCTTTGGTTAAAAACTTCGTGAACACTGCGGTTAGTTTAACTAATATTATCATAAATCCTGATATAATACCGGCGTTAAATATTTCTTTTAAAGGTCCCATATCGAGACCGTCAAAACTATTACCGATAGCATTCTTAATTGTGCTAAAAGCAAGACCTATCTTCTTTCCAATATTACCTATAAACTTTGCAAAATTTCCTACCGATGTAACACCTTTATCGAACGATGCTTCTAGTTTTCCACCAATACTTGCTATTGGGGCTAAAGCAGTTAATGCTTTATCTTTAAACTCGGTCATTCCTGATAAATCAACAGTTCCAAACCCATCAAAAGATTTTAATATTGATGAAATAGCATTATACGCGTATACCGCCATGCCTCCAATGAACCCAAAAAAGTTCTTAAAGGTATTAAAAATAGTGGTAATTGCTTTAGTAAATGCATCACTCTCTTTTAAATATAGATTTAATCCAATAAAAAAGAAAGCAATGTTTTGTAGAAAATCAAGTATCCCTAAATCGATACCTGAGAATGATGAGAATAAGCCAGTAAAGGCTTTCCATATACTAGTTACTACTTGTGCGCCTATACCAAGGATAGAAAATAATCCGCCGAATATATTCCGAAGTTTATCTGCATCAGCTTCTGTAACTCGGAACATTTCTGTTAATTTCAATATACCTTTTGAAATATCGACAAGTTTTTGACCAGTTAATGGTGGAAATATGTTTTTAAATGCGCTGGTTATTGGTTCTATAATATTTTGTAAACTCGTAAAAGCATTTTTTAAAGAATCTATAATGGCTTGTCTTCCACCCATAGTATTCCAAAACTCTAAGGCATTATTGCGAGCATCCATCGATGGTTTAACTAATGCTGAAAAACCATCTTTTATAGAAGTAAACATTTTTGTAGATTGATCTTTATTACCTATTATCTTTTCCCAAGAAACAGCCCAACCAGATTGCATTGTTTCGGCAAGAACTATCATTAATTTAGTAAAGGTTGTTACTTCACCAGCAGAAGCAGTCATTGCCTCATCTAGTGCGTACATTTCGGTTACTGCTGAAAATACGCCTTTAGTTAACCAATCATTTTTTAATGTATCTCGGAAAGATACGACTCCACTTTCTAATTCCTCAAGAGTTTTAGTATCGATCGTGCCCATGGATTTAGCCATCGCAATCAAATCGTTCTTAAATTTCACAGTTGCTAATCCGGCAGTATCCATAGAACTCCAGTCCAAAGATTTTACAGTCTCGGACATCTGAGATACTTGATATAGGGCTCCTTGAAGTCGTGTATTATCAACACCTGCTTCTGCGGCTAAGTTAGCTAAACCTTGAACAATGCTTACTGAGGTATCTAATTCGCCAGATTTAGCAGCAAATTTTCCAACCATGTCGCTCATCTGAGCAAAGTTATATACGGTATTATCCGAATACTCATTCAACTGTGCCAACGCTTTATTGACATCATCTAATGTCGTTCCATTAGCTTTAGTATTAGATAAGATCGTTTTTATAGCATTCATCTTAGTTTCGTATTCGCTCAATCCAGTTTTTATAGGATCGATAGTTAATGCCGCCGCCATTTTCTTACCTTGGTCCACTACACTATTTGTTAAATTCTGAAGTGCTGTTATTCCAATGATACTCATATTGCTAAACTTTGAAGATATGTTTTCGAGACTTGCTGCTATTGCGTCCAATGAGAATTTCTTGATATATGCATCTAAATTAGACAAACCTTTTACTGCATTATCTAGTTTTAAACCCTTGTCAAGATCATCCAGTGTTTTTATTGTTTGTTGCACATTTTGTTCAAATTGCTTGTTGTCAAACTCCATTTTAACAATTTTATTATCTATCATTTTCCAACAACCTCCTTCCATATAGTGTATGACATATCATTAAAAAGCGAATGTAGTGCGGGATTTATATAATCTAAACCTTGCACATAACCTCCGTTATTTGTCGCATGACCATATTGTATAAGTATAGCTACAGGGACATCATCTACTATGTGATCATTAGTCCATGTAAGTCGATAACCCTTACTGGTTTTTGTTATCTCATAACCCCAAGAATTTGCAGTTTCGCCTGAGTTAACCGGCGTATGCGCAGCCAAAGCTTCTACTCCTAAAGCTCCGTATTTATTTAATAAGGACATGGTTTCATGGTTAGATGCTCGATTAAGAAATGATCTTGCATTATTAAAATTTCCAGAACTACTAATTCGAAACATCATCTTTCTCCTTATCCTGTAGTATTCAACTTAGCCCTTCGTTCCTCATTTAAACGTTTATTGTTCTCAAGTATTTCTCGCTTATTCATTTTCTTTTTAGGAGAATTCTTAAGGTTGCATAAACTTATGAAGGTTAATAATCTATTAAGATGCCATTTTTGGCATTCGAATGGAATGTTAAGAGATGTCATCCAATAATATATCAACTCCGAAGTTATAGTTTCTTTATTATTGTTTTTACCACTTTGATTTATTATTGTTGCCGACATTGGATCATCTATATAAGCTCGAATATCTTTAATATTCTCTGCGGTTAACATCTTGTATCCTATATCGTCGAAATTTTTAGAGACTGTCATACAACGAATATAATCAAGAGTCTCCTCATTAGTTTTCTCAACCTTACTCATGAAGGCTTTCTTCCATTTTGATTCCCATTTGGAAATTGAGACTAGCGAATGTTCGAGTATCAACGTCTGCGATTTACTATACACAAATTCTTCTAATTCCGCATCATAAGATTCGGTTCCTTCTATGATAACTGTTAGCATTTGCTAGTCTCCTTTCATCTATTGTTTCTTAGCACCTTTTGAAGGTAATCCATTAATAAATTCAGCAGCGGCAACGTCGTTAAAGGCTAGTTCCATAAAGATGGAGCTATAGGCTTCCGTTTGAGTAAACGCGTCGACCACATCTTGTGTTTTTATGAATCTTCTTCCATCAGGAGATTTTTCGCCATAGGATAATATTACAATGTCTTTAAATATTTTAATTAGGGCATTAGAGTCTTGTGCTGCGATGATCTTCTCTATCGCCTTCTTCAATCCACCAGCATGCGAAAGCTCTAATTCAGCTAACTCAGTCTCTGTTAAATTAAAGTAAAAATCCTCGGTTCTTTCTTTTCCGTCAAAATCATTATATGTAACTGTTTTCTTAATCATTGTGGGTTTCTCCTTCCAATATGGTTTATTAAAAGAGGGCGATATTATACGTACCACCCTCTAGTGAATTAATTATGCTAATAGAGCTAATAGATCTGCTGGAGAAGGAAGATTCGCTGGGTTAGATGCATCGCCGAATAATTCCGCCTCAATTAGAGCTAATTTAGGAGCAGTTACAGTTCTAGAGTCAATTACAATCGTTGATGTAGGTTTGAAACCTTCAACAGTAACAGGTGTAGAACTTATCTCCCATGAGAAAGCAATTGCTTCTGGTGAATCACTAGAAGATTGATATTGTTTCTCTGATGGACTTGCTTTACATCCATAAATGATGTGAAGTTTGTAGCCTAGATCATCATCAATGTCATTTCCGATGTTAGTCTTGTAGCATAAACCAAAAGACTTACGACCTTGTTGCCCAAGAGATACACCAGGCGCTAAATCGGCAGAGCCGTCACACGCTTCGAATTCTTTTGGATAAGTATACGCCTCAAGAGTTGCTTTGAACTCCTCTGGTGAGATAAGATCTAGATATTTTAAATTGTCCGCGTATATCGGATTTGATTCAGCCCCTTCTGGACTTTCTGATAAACTGATTAAACCATTCCATGGAACGCCCAAAGGATAAGTTCCTGTTGCGTCCATTACATATAATACGCCATTGGATACACCAGTCTCATAAAGACGTGCTCCAGCTTGATCCCAAATAAGTTTTGCCATTGTTTGTGTTCCTCCTTAAAAGTATAGTTCGAATATTTCGTGAACAAGGTTATTTTTATTAAAACTTCTTACCCACTTAGCGAGTAAGTGTTCCATTAGATATGGGCGTATAGTCTTATTAGTCCCATTATGAATAATCGTCACTTGATACCCTATTTTTTGCTTATAAAGCATATTACTAGCATACTTTGTATTGATAGCTGTTATGTTATAAACAATTGCAGGGTATTTCATTTCGATGTTCGCTGCTGGTTGATAATAAACCTTTGTTACGCCTGGGATAGCCTCTAAAATTGTTTGTAATGCTGCTTGGTTACCCATTATAAAAACCTCCTATTGATATGATTTGTCTAGGGGGTTCTATGTCGATTTTGGATATCTTCCATTTTGAACCTAAATACTCAACATACTTCATGTTAGGAAAGTTAAGAGATGCATACGCGTCGACAATAATACTTATCCGCATTGTAATGTTTAAATCATCATTAAGGTTCGCGGTTTCTTGGTATTTCTTGCCGACATTCTGTAATACATCTCCTGAGTATTTCTTTGTAGTTATCCTTGGAGTCCATACGCCTGGTTCCGTTTCGACAGTCTCAGAGAATCCAATGTTGCCATAAAATTTAGCCACGCGCATTACCTCCTATCGGTCACTAAGCTTGTTCGATTTCAACAACGATCGCTGATTTTGGTTTTGTTAACGCACCAGACATACGAGTTTCAATCAAATATTTGTATTGGTTGAAGTCGATATCGAAGTCATCAAACATACCAATTTCGCCACCTTTGTCAGCGCCAACATTGTAGTCTTTAAGGTTAACGATAATACCAACTAAGTTATAAGTCTTAGTAAGTACATCACGGGTGATACCTTCCATAACTTCAACTTCAACGATCTTAGCAACGCGTAAGTCTTCAGCTATTTCCGCAACGCTCTTGTAAATTCTACGGCCAGTAGTGTCTTTAAGTAACAACATATCTGTTACAAAGTCAGTAGTTGTGTAGAATGTTGGAGTTCCGGAACCTTTGTAAAGTTTACGAGAAGCGATAATAGCTTCAACGATAGCTGTAGTAGTTGAAGCAACAGCTAATTGTAATTTAACAGCATAAAGATCAGCATCGGTGTAGATAGGACGAATATTCTCTTCTTTGATCTTATCATCAGAAGCAACAGAACGACCATCACCAATAAGAATAGCTCTTGCAACTTCCTCGTCAAGCATAATTCTCATTTCAGCTTTTAACCAGCTAACAACATTTAAATCAGTGATGTCAAGAATATCATCGCGATCTAATTTTTGTTTCTTGTAAACAGTTGTAGGAGTTGTCACGCGCTTAAGTAAACCAAAGACTTCTTCAATCTTCTCATTACCAGTAACATAACCTTTAGCTCTTGCTTCTGTTGCAGTAATATCCGCATGAACGGTTTTAATTCTTGAGAATGGTGAATGATGAGTGTCAGTAAGAACACTTGCAACCCAACCCATTCGGCGACTAATAAAGTCTGGTTCGCCATTAAGTAATTTTGCATCTGGGAATAAGTAGTCGATGTTATCGATACCATATGTACCAGCATGAGCTAAGAATGAGTCAGCAAAAGAACCCGTCTTTTGTGCATCGTCAACGATTGCTTTAATTTGAGCGTGAGTTAAAGTATTTTTAGCTACCGCTACTTCAGTTTTGTCAAATACATTACGTTTCATTATTTTAGTTCCTCCTTCAGTGGAATGCTCTAACGAGTCATTATTTTGTGGGTCTGTTTCGGCCGAATGGCTCATTGATTCCTCAATTGCGTAGCCAATCATTGCATAAACTGCGGTTTTTTGTTGTTCAGATAG